CTACTTCAGCAGGCCTTTGTTGAAGAATGCAAAACGAGGTTTGCGGTGGTCGCGTGCGTCGTAGATAAGTACGAACATATCACCGTCCTGCTCTGCCGGAATGCGAACCTTGTACTTGCGCAACTTAATGGTCAGCGCGTGTTCGCCAGCGCCTAGCGACAGCTCAGCATAGTATTGCTCATTGCCCAAGTGCTCCAGGTCAATTTCATCATCGCGGTCCACTTTCACCGTCAGCTCGTCATAGCGCTGGTTGCGACGCTTGCTCTCTTCTTTGAGTAAACGGTTCAAGGTTTTCATTTGCGCACGTGCGTAACGGGCTTGCGGGCTTAAATTCTTCAAGCTTGCATCATCTTCTGCTGCAGCAACCGGCGCTGGCACAGGCGCGGACTCGGCTTCTGCTTCAGGTGTCGCTTCAGCTTCAGCAACTTCTTCTACCACCTCAATAGCTACGGGTTCCGGGGTTGGCGTAGGCGTAGGTTTGGGGCGTGGCGTAGGCTTGGGCTTTGGCACGGGTGTTGGTGCGGGCGCTGCTTGCGCGGCTACTGCTGCACGGGCTTTTTGCTCTTTAATAATCGCAATACGCTCTTTTTTCTCGGCGATCTGACGCTCTAAAGTGCTCAACTCTGCGAGTAACTGCTTTTTCTCGTCGCCGAGCTCGACGATCTTGGTGATGGTGCGTTCCAGGCGGCCTTCGCGGCTTTTAAGGCCTCGTTCGGCCAATTCGATACGGCGGTTGGCCAGGTCAATTGCTCGGGCAGCATCGGCTTCTTTGCTCGCCTTCGCTTCCGCGAGGAGACTTTCAGCTTCCTGATAGGAGAGTTGTGCTTCGGCTAGCTGAGTTTCCGCATCTGGTTTTTTGACTTCGTAGTACTCAAGGCGGCTGTCGATGGTCTCCAGCGAGTCCTTAACGCTTGCCACGCGTGCTTGAAGCTTATCGAGCTCCGCTTGAGCCCCCGTTTGGGCAACACTTATCTGGGCAAATAACAGTGTAATCAGGCACAGCGAACTGCGGATCGCTAAGCGCAAGTAATTCATTGGATGCAAACTCCTCGTGAACGAAATTCTATGTTTAAAATATGATCAAATATTGTACTATTATTGCCGGGTATAATGAAGCAATGCTTTTTTATTGTTACTTGTTATTTCGCTCACGCCAAAAATCCGCCCCTCATACTTTGTGCAAAAAGCGCCATTCCCCGCCAATGCGTAGAAATATAGCGTTTCTGGGCCCAGTGTGTATACACGCCATGCCACACTTTTTGACATAAGCACCGGCGAATTCGCCACCGGTTAGTATCAGACGATAAACAGGTGTTGACCCGGAAAAAAGCGCTGGTATAATCTCGCGCTCTCAGCAGGCGGCGCTTATAACGTCCCTGATGTGCAAGCTTTAAGCAGTACTATCTACTGCATCTGCCGGAGCGCGAACTCGACCAGTGTAGGTCAGGTTTTCGCACAGTTCTAATAGAAAAGCTGAAGATCTCAAGCAACGCCAGAGTGGTGAAATTGGTAGACACAGGGGATTCAAAATCCCCCGCCCTTAAAAGCGTGCCGGTTCGAGTCCGGCCTCTGGTACCATGAATAGTAAGGCTTTCCTCGTTAGGATCGGCTAACACTTCTCCTTAAAAAACTTCAATTTTTTCTGATTGCACACCGATTGCACACTCGGGCTATCAACACTTATAGTGACCAGTGTTTAAGGTGGCGAGATCGACTTCATTTAATACGTCGTTCAAGTTCGGAGTTATAAAAAGCTCTTGGTTTCTGTTGCATAACTTTTTCCAAAAACTGCATAAATCCGCAAGTTTTTCCCTGCGGCCCCATTGCTGGCCCGCTGCTGCTGCGCCTCGATTTGAGGGCGATTGCCAAGTGCAAAAAAACTACCCCATTAAGCCCGCAGGCGCGGCGGGGGGCTGACTGCGCGCGAAAGGTTTAAAGGCGTTCGGGTGGGTGTGCATTGCGGTGCCATAGTTGGCACCGTGGGGTAGGGGTTGGGTGCTAAGTAGGTGGGGCGGGAAACTCGCTGAAGTGCGTGGGTTTTATGCAGCGGCCAGGCTGCCGGGGAAGGTGTACTCTTTAAACTTCACTACCTCTACACCTGCCTGGTCATTCAGCTGCAGGAAGTATTGCTGCAGCGGGATCAATTCCATTTCGATAAACACGCGGGCGGCTTTCTCTGCATCACCAAAGCCACCGTTATTGTTTGGGACGATGCCCATTAATTGCGGTGGTACTCTGTGCCCGGCCAGTTGGTCGTCGCGACTAACATTTTTAATATTCAGAAATTCGTCTTTCGCGGCGACTTCGCTTACGGGTATTAGCTGCAGGCCATCTTTTTTGCCATTGGGTGCGTACATGAACGCGTTTTTAAAATTGCCTGGGCCTTTGGCATTTTTTAATGCTTCGCGCAGAGCGTCTACATCGTCCTGGCGGTGGGCGGCGTCTGTCATGTACAAAATAAATCCCGCGTGGCTGCCGTTCTCATAATACTTTCTGCGAAACAACGTGGCGCTTTCATTTAGCAACACACTTTGCAATGCGCCCAGGTAATCGGGCACACCATAGACCTCTTGGTTTATGTCGGGTTGCATCACATGCAGAATGGAACCTTCCCGAAATTCTGTTTCTTCGTTATAGCCAGTCACCCACCAATAACCCGATAAATCACACGCGCGTCTGACATAGCGGGCGAGGGCGGGTTTTATTGCCATAAGCCCGCCCAGCCGGTTGACCTGCTTTTCGCCATACATGTTGCCGAGAATTAAAAAGTCCTGCACCAGGCGGGTGAAGTTTTCCCGGGTTAAAAACGGCGTGGGCTCGAAGGTATTCAACAACATATTACGCTTGGTTTGCAGGGCAGAACCGTGGTGCGATGTTGCGCGATAGATTTTAGCGAGTGCAGCCAAATCGCACGGCGGCTCCCAATAACGCGAACCAAATGCCCAGCAATCGTGATAGAGCACATCGAACTGGGACAGTACCGGCGTAGGCTCGCCGAAGGTAAACCACTCAGGGCTTGCGGTGCGCTCGGGTGTTTTGTTGCTCATGTGAAGATTTCCATAATTGGCCCGTTGGCAGAATCCGTTGGGCCGGTGAGGGGTTCATGGGAGAGGGCGTGCATGGTGGCCCAGGCCAATTCACTGTGGCCGGTGCGTTGGCTGCGGCGCGCTTTATAGGTGAGCTGCGTGCCGCTTTTGGTTAAGGTTCGACGAATGGCCATAAAGCTTTGGGCGATATCGGTACGGCCCGCATCAAACTGCAGGCGGCCTTTACTTACAATATGTTGCGCCTGTAAAACCATGCGTGCTTTTACCTCCGGCGAATACAAAAAGCGCTGCACACCAGGAAATTTTTTCTCTACCAACTGGGCCACCGCTTCGCCCATACCGGTAACATCGAACCCCATATACGACACATTAAACCCCCGGCTTATTTTTAAAATGTGTTCCGCCTGGGCTTCGTAATCTTTTCCCTTTAATCGCTCTGCATACACAATGCGGTGCGGCCGGTTTTGACTACCCGGGGAGAGCAACACCAGGCCTGCGCCGTCGCCATCCTCGCCCGCACCGGCCGGATCGTAACCCAGCCACACCTCTTGAAAACCTAAAGGCCGTTCCGCAAACGGTTTATAGTCGCGCCAGGTTAACCAGGAATCCACTGCACAGCGGTGTAATGCCTGCAGAGGGAATACCGCCAGCGAATCGTCCATAAATTCACACAACAATAAGTTGTTGAATTCGTCCACGCTGTATTCCAGGCGTAACCGGTCCAGATTAAACAGATTACAGCCGCCTTCCAGTGCATCCAACACCGTCACAATTTGGCGCCATTGGCCATCGTCACAGAGCAGGCCGTTTTTTAAATTGGCGTGGCTGATATCGATGCAAACACGCTCGTTTTCGGGCCGGTTTTTATTGAACGCTTCGCCGCTCCAAAATGGGTAGGCTTCGTGGGCAATGCTCGAGGGCGTGGAAAAGTATGTTTGTTTCCATTTTTCGTGCATGGCCATACCCGAAGCCACTTTGCGAAAATCGGCAAAACCCTGCACCCAAAAATATTCATCCAGGTACACATCCCCGTGGTAACCCTGGGCGGTTTTGGCATTGGTGCCCAGAAAATACAGGGTAGCCCCGTTAGGCAGTACCAGCGGATCTCCACGCAACTCCACGCCTGTTGTTTCCAGAACAAACTGCACGATGTAGCGTTTGAAAATATGCGCCTGTGCTTTAGATGCCGACAGAAATATTTTATTTTTTCCGGTGTGGAAAGCGTCGACAACTGCTTCACGGGAAAAGAACCAGGTTGCGCCAATCTGGCGGCTTTTTAAAATATCCCGCACCCGGTGTTCCACACCAGCCCGCAGCCAGCCGTGCTGATAGTCAAACAGCGAATCGTGAAACGCGCGGGTAATTAACTCCAGGCCTTCTTCGCCTATCTCGTTGCGGCGGGGTTTGCGTTTGGGGGCTTCATTGCGCCGTTCTATATTCGGGTTTAAATCGGCGGCTTTGCCTGTTTCCTGATATTTATTTACCCGCGCCAGGCGCTCCACCTGGCGCATGAGTAAATCAATTTCTTTAAAGTCTTTGCCTTCCTTTTGCTCCTTGGCAATGAGTGCCACCAGGCGTGCTTCCAGCGTAGTGTTTACCCGGTCGATGACCGTTGCTGTGTCCCACTGGTCGCGGCGTTTCCAACTGTGCAAGGTCGTGGCTTTTTCGCCGATCAATTCGCCGATGCGGGCAATACGCAACCCCTGCCAATACAGCAGTTTTGCTTTCACGCGGTTATTCGGTTTTAATTCCGGTGGTAGGGGGGCAACTGAATTCATAAACGCAGTTTGCCCAGCTTCTATTGCCCAGCCACGCTACCTAAACTGTAAGCAAAATACTTACACCGAGCCCGGCTTTTAACCCCTGGCCGTTCGCGCGACCCTAGCCTCAACGTTAATTTTTACACCCGAGGCAGCAGCATGAGCACAGCGGCAAGTCACAGCAGTACACCCGCCACCCCAAAATATACCGCTAAAAAATTTCGCATTGGCAAAGAAGGCGCAACCACCGATGGCCGCAAAATAGAGCGCGCCTGGCTTGAACAAGCCGCCAAAAATTACAACCCAAAAACCTACGGCGCGCGCATAAACCTGGAGCACTTTAAAGGCATATTGCCGGATGGCCCGTTTAAAGCCTATGGCGATGTGTTGGAGTTAAGCACCGAAGAAGAGGGCGGCGTGCTTTATTTGCTGGCCGATATATCGCCCACGCAGGCGGCGGTGGAAATGAACAAAGCGCGGCAAAAAGTCTATACGTCGATGGAGCTCGATGTGGATTTTGCGGGCTCTGGCGAAGCCTACCTCGTAGGCCTGGCCTTTACCGATTCCCCGGCGAGTCTTGGCACCGACATGCTCCAGTTCAGCGCCAGCAATGCCGCGCGCCCTTTAGATGCACGCAAGCACCGGCCGGAAAACCTCTTTAGTGAAGCCATGGAAGCCGACCTGGAATTTACCGAAGTGGACACCGCCCCCAGTGTGCTGGAAAGCGTGAAATCGTTAATTGCCAAGCGCTTTAAAAAAGCGGATAGCCAACACCACAGCATGATGGCCGATATCGTTGGCTGCTTCGAAGAGTTTGCGACAACCGTGCAGGAGAGTATGGCCGATATCAATGCGGTTATCGAACTGCAAAACAGCCACAGCAGCCTGAAGGATAAACTGGGTGCGTTGGAAGCCGCGCACCAAACGTTGGTGCATACCCTCAACAAGCAACCCCAACACAGCCCGCGCCCGCCTGCCACTGGTGGCAGCACGGTTGTGCACACCGACTGCTAAGCCCCGCCCATTCACAAAATAGGTTACACCATGCATAACGATACACGCATTAATTACGAACAATACCTCAGCCAAATTGCGCAACTCAATGGCGTGAGCTCAGCAGAAAAGCAATTTGCGGTTACTCCGAGCGTGCAGCAAACGCTGGAAAAACGCATGCAGGAATCCAGCGCCTTTTTGGAAAAAATTAATATTCACGGTGTGCGTGAAAAAGAGGGCGAAAAAATCGGCCTGGGTGTGACCGGCACCATTGCCGCGCGCACCGATACCGCCACCGACGACCGGGTGCCGCGCGAAATGGCCGACCTTTCCAGCCAGCGCTACAACTGCCAATTTACCGAATACGATACCGCGCTGCGGTATTCCACCTTAGACCAGTGGGCAAAATTTCCTGACTTCCAAACCAAACTGCGCGATGCCATTTTGCGCCAGCAAGCGCTGGACCGCATTATGGTGGGCTTTAACGGCACCCACGTCGCCACAAAAACCAACCGTGCCACCTATCCCATGCTGCAGGACGTTAACAAAGGTTGGCTGCAAAAATACCGCGACGACAAACCGGAAAACGTTATGACTGAAGGCGCCGATGGTGCCGATGTCGTGAACGTTGGTGACGGTGGCCACTATAAAAATTTAGACGCGCTGATATTCGATGCGGTGAACAATTTAATTGCCCCCTGGCACGCCGAACGCACCGACCTGGTCGTGGTAGTGGGCCGCCAGTTACTGGCCGATAAATATTTTCCGTTAATTGATAAAACCAACCCGCCCACCGAAATGCGCGCGCTGGATTTAGTAATTAGCGAAAAACGCCTGGGCGGTTTGCAGGCCGTGCGTGCGCCCTTTGTGCCTGCGGGTACCGCACTCGTTACGCCCTTGGTTAACCTTGCCATTTATTACCAGGAAGGCGCGCGCCGCCGCCACGTGCAAGAAAACCCCAAGCGCTCGCGCATCGAAAACTACGAAAGTTCAAACGACGATTTTGTGGTGGAAGACTACGACGCGGGTTGCCTTATCGAAAATATTACCCTGGTTAGCTAACACCACAACAAACGGGAACCCGCCATGACAGAACCCAACACACCGCGCAGCCTAAGCCCCGCTGCAGCGAGTCGCCAACGGCGTCTGGCTGCCCGCGAGGCCGCGCGTTCGCCCTATGGCAACGAACAAACCGGCGATGCCTACCAGCTGCATTTGGCTGCGCTCACCGAAGCCCGCCAACGGCTGAAAGATATTCAGGGTATTGAGCGTAAAATTGAATTTAAAAAAAATGTGCTACCGGAATTTATGCCTTATTTGCAGGGCGTATTGGAAAGCGGGCAGGGCGCGCAAGATCAAGTGGTGGCCACCCTTATGGTGTGGTGCCTGGATATTGGCGATATCGAAACCGGCATTGCACTGGCCCGTTACATGCTCGAGCACAACATGGCCTCTGGTGACCAATACAGCCGCAGCACCGCCGCGCTGCTGGTGGAAGAAACCACCGATCCGTTACTGCGCAATGGCTTAACCCTGCGCTGGAAAAACGGTGAAATTATTAATATGGCCGATGCCAACGCAAGCCACCTGGCGCAGTTGCACACCATAGAAGCACTCACCCGCGAACACGACATGCACGACCAAATTCGCGCGAAATTATTCAAAGCCATAGGCTGTTACCTGGCCTTGAGTAAACAGTATGCGCAGGCGATTACCGCCTTTGAGCGTGCCGTAAAACTGGATATTAACGTGGGGGTTAAAAAGCACATCGAACGCCTAACCCCACTGGTGCAAGCCAGCACCTAACCGAGTCCTCCCCGGCGCTAAGGCGGCGCGGCACGGCAGGCAGGCTTCGGCTTTCCTTGCCTTGCCGCCCACCGCCTTTTTTTTAAAAGCCAAGCCAGGAAATTACCATGCTAATTGCACCCAACACACCGCAGCAGGCCACCGAAACCGAACCGGTCGAGCTACAAAATACCGCATTTTTTCCCAACCTTACCCTGGCCGAATTTCGCACCCAGGCGCGGGTGGATGCCACCGCGAGCGAGCCCCGGGCCACCAGCTGCCTCTACAGCGCCATGCTCGAAACCAACCAGCGCCTAGCTAGCTGGATGCAAACCCAGCAGGCCGCAGGTATAGGTGCACTTAGCGAACTGCCCGAACACCCCGGCCACCCGCCCGGTGCGCGCCTGCATTTGTACAAGCAAGCGGTGTTCGCCCTGGCCAAGGCCGCCATACTCGAAACCCTGCACGACTACGACAGCACCAACCACGCCGCCAACCGCACCGCAGGCAGCGGCGACGAACCCGCCCACCTGTTTGCGGCAAGCGAACAGCGCCGTGTGGCCGCCTGGGCCATTAACGATATGCAAGGCCTGCCCCGGGTAACGGTGGAACTTATCTAATGGCCGCAAGCATGGTGATCGCGCTGCAAGGCGAAACCCTGGATGCACTTTGTTTTCGCGTGTACGGCAACACCAGCGGCGTGGAACAGGTGCTGGAAGCCAACCCCGGCCTGTGCGAGCACGGGCCACTGTTACCCATGGGCACGCCAGTGCGCCTGCCCAACATCCAATCACAGCCCACCCGCGCGGTGGTGAATATTTGGGACTAACTGCCATGACCGAACCCAGCAGCACCGCGCTGGCCGCCACCACCGTTACCGGCGTCACCCTGGTTGGGTTATTAACCAGCCTCGATGCCGATACCCTGCTGGGCGCGGCCAGTGGCTCCAGCCTGTTTGTTATTTCGGCCCGCGACCACGGCCTGTTTACCCGCCTGGTGTATTGGTGCATTGCGCTGGGTATGGGCTACAAAGCCGGGCCAGCCCTGTTACAGCACGTGTTCGAAACCCCCAGCGTGAGCGCGTTTGTGTTCTCTGCCTGCTGTATTAATTTGGCGCAGCAGCTAATTGCCAACTCTGCCAACCCCCGTTTTTTTAAATGGTTTAAATCCTGATGTGCAGCGCATTTATTCAAACGTTTTGTGTGGTGCTCAGCCTGCTGGTGGCCGGGCGGTTATTAACCTTTCGCCGCCGCCACAAACGCGTGCAACGCGTGTACGCCTTGCTTGCCTGGCTGCATATCGTCGCCATGTACCTGGTGGTCTATGCCTGCCTGCAGGAATTACCCGTGCCGGTCGGCTGGCTGGGGGCGGTGTGCCTGGCGTTGCAATGGCTGTGCTACCGCGTCTTTAAAACCCAGGGTAATCTGGCAAAAGTGTACCGCCTGCCAAGCCCGTTACTGTTTAGCCTTAGGAGTAAATTGTGATCGTTATTCCCCGTACTTCCCGCGCCACCCTGCTGGCCATGCTACTGAATAAAACCGTGGCCGAAGAAATGGATTTACACGTGTACAAAAACGACTACACCCCAAACGACGATACCGAACTGGCAGATTTTGTTGAAGCCAACTTTGCCGGTTACGCCGCCGAACAGCTCGACAGCGCTGTCTATACCATTACCGTGCCCGGGCCAGGTTCCAGTATTCCGGCCAGCGCCGAATACGACGATATTGAATTTGCCTCCAGCGCCGAGCAGGCCGCGAATAATAATTACGGCTACTACGTAACCCGGCGAATTACAGGCGATTTATTATGGTGTGAACGCTTTAGCGATGGCCCCTACACCATAGCCACCGCCGACAATAAATTTACCATTAACCCGCGCTTTCGCCTGGCCGCACTCTAAGCATGCCGGTACAAGCGCAAGGCGTAAAAGCCGGTGGCCTGGCCACCACCGCAGCCATTGCCCTTTACCGGGCGCGCGGTGGTGCAGCGTGTGGTGGCGCAGGCGCAACCCAAAGCCCACAGGTGTTAGCACAATCGCACCCAATGGCCGAAGTGCAGGGTGGGGTAGGCGTGGGCGGCGAAGCGCGGGCGGTGGTGTTTAATGGCGGTGCTGCGTGTGGTGGTGGAGCCGTTAGCCAATTTAAGGCTGGTAGTTACAGTAAAAATCAGCAGCACACCAAAATAAAAGACTTACACGAATACCTGTTGCACCGGGTAGTGCAACTTAAACGCAACCCGGAGCAGCTCTTATTATTTGTGGATAATGGCCGCGTGGAATTTTACAGCGGCAGCAATTATTCCCATGTGTACCATATGCCGCTGCGGCTTGTGATTACCGATTGGCGCGGCACCCTGGACGAACTCACCCTGCCGTTACTCGAATGGTTAAGCGTGCGCGAACCTGGGTTTAACCCTGCCACCGCATTAACCTTTGATGCCCAAATGATCGACCACGAAACCCTGGATATCAGCTACACGCTGAATATTAGCGAGCGGGTGATTGTTACGTTCGATGGCAACAACCGCACCATAAACCACGTGCTACCCGGGCCGCCCGTGGCGGTGAACGGCCCGCTGGCCATTCACGTGAATGGCCCGGCCGGGGGTTTTGAATTACATGAATAATTTACACGCGTTGGCCACCTGGGCCGAACCGCTGCTGCAAACACTCACGGCCAAAGAGCGCACTGCGTTGCTAAAACGCCTGGCTATCGCCTTGCGTAAACGCAACCAGCAGCGCATTCAAAAACAACGCACGCCTCAGGGCCAACCCTTTGAGCCCCGCAAAAATACCGCTGCCCGCCCGCGTGCGCTGTTCACGCAATTACGCAAAACCCGGCACATAAAAACGCAGGCCACACCCGCAAGCGCCACCCTCGCTATTATTGGGCGGGCAGGGTATATTGCCGCCATTCACCAACACGGTCGGGTAAGCCATATCGAACACAAAAATGGCCCAACCACCCAATACCCCAAGCGGGAATTATTAGGTTTTTCGGCCGACGACCTGGAATTTATTGAACAATTTTTAATTAACGCCCTTGCGTTTCCCGCCCGTTAAATTGCGCGTGTAAAGCCCAACATTACAGCCCGCACAACTCGCCGCCCGCCGCTAAAAAAATCACACTGGTGGCATGAACACACTCTCTGAATGCCTTCGCCAACTCAGTAACCTGGTGCGCTTTGGTGTGGTGGCCCACATCGACCACGCCAGCGCCCGGGTGCGCATACAAAGCGGCGAAAACCTTACCGACTGGTTGCCCTGGCTTACCCTGCGCGCGGCCAACGTCGCCACCTGGAACCCGCCAACCCTTGGCGAACAAGTGCTGTTACTCAGCCCCCAGGGCGAGCTTAACCAGGCGGTGGCCATTACCGGTTTGTACAGCGAACAATTCCCGCCGCCCAATAACCAGGCCGACGAAATCCACACCCAATACCCGGACGGCACCAGTACCACCTACAACCATGCAGAAAAACAATTAACCGTGGTGTTGGCTGGTAATGCCAGCCTCACCATAGAAGGCGACGTTACCGCGCAAATAAATGGCAACCTTACTGCCACCGTGGGCGGAAAAGCCGAAATTACCACCAGCGATACCACCCAAATTACCGCGTCTGCCATCCATTTAAATGCCGGGGCCGGTGTGGTGACCGGCAACCATATCTGCCCGTATACCGGCGCACCGCATGCGCATGTATCCAGCACCGTTACCGCAGGAGAATAGCCATGGCCATGAATGCCAGCGCCCTGGCAAGTGAAATGATTGCGCAATTAGAAGCCCACGGGTTTATCACCACCAACGAATACGCCAAAACCCAAGAGCTATGCCAGGCATTGGCGGCGGCCATTGTGAGCCACATTACCAGTAATGCCGAAACCACACCGGGTGGTGCCACCGTGCACAACCATCAAATTTTATAAGGCGGGTAACCGGCCGTAAAAAAACTAAAAAATCGCGCAGAAAATACCGCGCGAAAAAAAGAAGAAAAAAGAAAAGAAAAAACCCAACCGAGCAAACGCAAATTAACGAGGCAAAAAATGGCAGGCATGAGCGCAACCCACGGCACCACCCTCAGCGGCCTGGCCCATATTCAGCAATCCATTACCGATATTTTAACCACGCCTACCGGCACCCGCATTATGCGCCGTGAATACGGCAGCGCCTTACCCTATTTAGTGGATAAACCCCTAAATAACGCCACCGTGTTGCAATGCTACGCGGCCATTGCGTTGGCGCTGGCGCAACACGAACCCCGCGTGCGCCTGGAAGCCATGGCACTGCACATGGCCGCCAGCCCGGCCGGGCAGCTGCACCTGCAGCTCGCCTTAACCCGGTTGGATACCCGCGAACCCGAACAACACACCCTGGCAATTAACCTGAATTAAAGGCGCTTTTGTAATGGCTGGTAAAAACCCCATCGATCTTTCGCGCATACCCGCCCCAGACGTAGTAGAAGCTCTGGACTACGAAACCCTATTGCACAACACCACCCAGCAATTGCTCAGCCTGGCCCCTGAATTGGCCGATACCCTGGCACTGGAAAGCGAACCTATTAACAAGCTAGTGCAGTTGTGCGCCTACCGCGAATTGCTGCTGCGCCAGCGAGTGAACGAAGCGGCCCGCGCGGTTATGCTCGCCTTTGCCACCGGCACCACCCTCGAGCACTTGGGCGCACTCATGGGTGTGGCCAGGCTCACCATTATTGCCGCCAACCCCAACGCCAACCCGCCCACGCCCGCCGTGTTAGAACACGACGACGACTACCGCGCCCGCATTCAATTAGCGCTGGATGGCCTAAGCACCGCAGGGCCGGAGCTCGCGTATATTTACCACGCGCTCAGCGCCAGCGGTTTAGTGCTGGATGCCAGCGTTACCACACCCACTTTTAGCAAAGCCACTATTAGCCAAAGCCTGCAGGCGCAACTACCGGCTAACGCCATTGTGTTGCAAGTGGAAGAGGGCGCAGGCCTGCCCAACCCCATGCCGGGCGATGTGGTTATTACTGTACTCTCGCGCGAAAACAACGGCCTACCCAGTGCCGCAACCTTGCAGGCGGTAACCGATGCATTAAATGCCGAAAGCGTACGGCCGGTAACCGATCACGTGCACACCCAGGCCGCGCAGCTTATCGATTTTGGTATTACCGCCAGTATTTTTACTTTCCCCGGGCCAGATACCGCCGTGGTATTGCAAGAAGCCAACGAACAATTAGCCACCTACCTGGAAGAAAACCAGCGCCTGGGCCGCAGCATTACTTTATCGGGTATTTATGCCGCACTGCATGTGCCCGGTGTGCAACGGGTGGATGTAGCCGCACCCGCAACCGATATTTTATGCACCAGTGCCCAGGCGGCCCGCTGCATAGAAAAAAATATTAATCACGGGGGCACGGCATCGTGAGTGTGTTGCCGCCCAACCATTCCCCACTGGAACAGGCACTGGCCCAGGTTACCCAGCGCCTAAGCGATATTCCCACACCGCTGCGGGAACTGTGGAACCCCACCACCTGCCCAGAAAACCTGTTGCCCTGGCTGGCCTGGGCCATGGGTATCGATACCTGGAAAAGTTATTGGCCGTTAAGTGTAAAGCGCGAAATTATTAAAAATGCGGTAAGCATAAAACGGCAAAAAGGCACGGTAAAAAGCGTGCGGGATGTTGCGAGCGCGTTCGGTGCGGCGGTCGCCCTTCGCGAAAACTGGCAACTCTCGCCACCCGGTGCGCCCTTTGGGTTCGACATTGCCATTAACGTAAACGACCCCAACGGCCAGCCGGTAACCGCAGAATTTATTAACGATATTATTAGCGAAATTACCCGCACCAAACCCGCCCGCAGTTTTTTTACCGTAACCAGTGGCCTTGCCGTAGCAGGGCAATTACATGTAACCGCCCGGGTGCGCCCCGTGTGTTTTGTCCGCTTACCGCTTATTTTTTAAGGAATCGCCATGGCTTTAGTGCTCACCATTACCGATGCCGGGCGCGCTGCCCTGGTTAACGCCAGCAATACCGGCACACTGCCCATTACACTTACCACCGTGGCCTTTGGCAGTGGCAATTACACGCCCAGCCAACACCAAACTGAACTGCAAGCGCCGTTTAAAAATTTGCAAACCTTCAGTGGCGATGTAGTGGCCGCCGACCAAATTCACCTAACCGTGCGCGACGAAAGCGAAGACCACTACACCCTTAACGAACTCGGTTTAATTACCGAAACCGGCGTGCTGTTTGCGGTGTACTCACACCCCACCACCAGCATTTTAGAAAAGGCCGCCGCGGGTGTGGTGCTGCTAAGTGTGGATGCCACCGTTACCGGCGATATTGCGCAAAACATTAGCTTTGGCGATACCAATTTTTTATTGCCTGCGGCCACCGAAACCACAGCGGGTGTTATTGCCAAAGCCACCAGCAGCGAAGCCCTGGCACGGCTTAGCCACACCAAAACCCTCACCCCAAAAACCGGGGGCGAACTCTTAGCCGCGCACGAAACCGCAACCGAGGCCCACACCTGGCTGCAAATTGCCAACAAGCCCGCCCAGGCCACGCGTTGGCCTGCCTGGACCGAAATTACCAGCAAGCCCACCGTGTACCCGGCCGCAAGCCACCTGCACGCCTGGGGCGAGCTTACCGGGCTCCCGGCTTACGCCACCCGCTGGCCCAGTTGGAGCGAAGTTACCGACAAACCCGCCAGCTTTACCGCCGCCAGCCACACCCATAGCTGGAGCAGCATTACCGAAAAGCCCGCTACCTTTACTGCAACCGCCCACAGCCACCCCTGGGCCGACCTTACCGGCGTGCCCACACAAGCCACCCGCTGGCCCGCCTGGGGCGAAGTCACCAGCAAGCCCACAAACTTTGTGCCCAGCGCCCACAGCCACCCCTGGGCCGACCTTACCGGTGTACCCACCCAAGCCACCCGCTGGCCTGCGTGGGGCGAAGTTACCGATAAACCCACCGCCTTTACCCCCATTAGCCACACGCACGCCTGGTCGGCCATTACCGGCGCACCGGCGCACCGGCGCAGGCCACCCGTTGGCCCAGTTGGAGCGAAGTTACCAGCAAGCCCACCAGTTTTACCCCCAGCACCCACAGCCACAGCAGCAGCCAAATTACCGGGCTGGATGCCGCACTCAATGCAAAAATGAGCGGCTTTACCCTGGTGGACGGCGACGACCTGCGCTTTTATGTAAACAACGATCACTACGTACACCTGGTGGAAGGGGGCGGCATCGATATCGCCTACCAGGCCGGTGGCGACGGCTCCGAGCACGCGCCAAAGCTAATGCGTTTTATGGTAACCAGTGCGCCCAAGCTCAGTAATAACCAGGTGGTGGATTTTCTGGGCGACGCAACCGGCACGCTCACTTTTAATGGCAGCGCCCGCGCCTCGGTATATTTAACCGTATCCTCCAGTGGCCATGGCCACGAAATGAGCGGCATTAACGGGTTAACCGGGGCACTCAGCAACAAGCTGGATAAAACCGCCCAAGCGGCAGACAGCGCCGCCCTCGCAGGCAAGGGCTTGCGTTACTCGGGTGGCAACTGGAATAAAGTGGCCCATATCGACAGCAGCGGTAATTTAGAAGGGGCCAGGGGCATTAGCTTTTACGGCGCCACCAATAAAACAGAATCCGACTGGCGCATTTACTACGCCGCCACTGGCGACAATTCCAGCCTGTATTTTTATAACGATGGCAACAGCGTGCGCCATATATTTACCGATGAAGGCGACTTTTATGCGGATGGCGAAGTGCGCGCCGGTTACTCCGATGAACGTTTAAAAAATAACGAAGGCGAATTAACAAATGCGCTGGCCGCACTGTGCCAATGGAAAATATTTAAATACACACCCAATACCACCGCACAGCAATGGCTAAACAATAAAAAACCACCGCAGGTGGATATTGGCATAAGCGCGCAAAGTGTAGAACAACACTTTCCCGAACTGGTTGTGCCTGCACCCTTCGATATTGGCGAAACCGGGGAATCCATAACCGGTGAACATTACAAAACCTTAAGGTACGAAAGAACCGTAGCCGTGGTGGCCGCCGCCCTGCAGCAACTCGCCAAACACTGCGAGCAGCAAGAGCAACGCATTGCCAAATTAGAAAATGCGCTGGCCACCAAAACCCGCCGCCGTAAAACGCCATAACCACAACCCGCAATTACACCACCCGCGCAACACTAAACCTACCTGTCTGGCTGGGCCAAACGCCCCGCCAGGCAACACACCTGTAAAAACCCCCGTCACCCGTTTGGCGTGTTGTTCTACAGCAATAGCCAAACCTGGATCAAACAAGCCGCAATAACCCCAAAAGTGCGGAATATTGGCGCTTGCATCTACACAAATGCTCAGAAATTTAGCTTACATTGGTCGGGTATTTGCTGTGGGGGAATATTGGCTGCGTGGGGAAATGTATTGATAAGCGAACACTAAAACGGCGCTGAGGTGGCTTTGTTGAATTGCCTCTCACACACAGCTTTTGGTAAGTAGCGAATTTTCTGCATTGCTCGAACAGTGTGGACGTTTTTAGATTTGTACATATCGGCACTGCGACCTGTTGTTAGATTGGAGCCTGGGTAAATTGTGCTTTGTACGTAGAATAAAGTGTTAGGCATGATACTCGTTGACCATCTTTATATTGAGAGAATGAACTATGGATGAAATTAGTTTAAATTTGCATACAGCCAATAGCCGCTACGATGATATCTTACTTATCCATAAAAGCTTTATTGAGCACATTAACGAGTCTTGTTCTAACGGAGGAGAATTTATTAGTCTACATGCATCTGAAGGAGTGATTTCTATTGAATGCTTTGGGTATGAATATAAAGCGACTCCTAAATATGTATATAAAAGTACACGAAACAAATCATTTTACGTTGAGTATGTATTCAAATGTGAAGTTGGTGAAGAGTTTGTAGAGGTTTGGCGTTGTTATCTGAACGATGAAGGTGTAGTCGTAAATTCGATCGAAGAGAATGAAAGGGTATTTGAATTTAATAATATGTACGTAAAATCGAAGTTGGCGAAACTGGTGGCAAATGCCGCGCTAGCATCTAAGTTGTTTAAGCCTACAGAATAATGCCATACAAGTTGCTGCACGCTGACACACATACTGCTACGCTCGTTTTTGTGTCTGTCGCCGCGCTCCATTTTTACACAAAAACGCTCTCCGTAGCATGTGCAGGTGAGCAAGGCGTTGAGACTATAGAAAAACTAATTTTACATTTTATAGGCCCGATTTTTCGTTTCTAATGAAGCTGCTACGCGAATATCTCAATAGTTCTCACTGAGAAAAAGCACTTTATTCACGTAGCAGCGTGCTATTTTATATAAGTAAAAGGCTGCTGGAGTTTTTCTACAGCCTCGTTATGCGCTACAAGAGTGAATCATGAAGAAGATAAAAGAGGCATTTTATACAGGCGAAATAGGGTGTTCTTTAGCTGACTTCTGGTTTAAATATGTTGGTTACCTTGCGGCAATTTCTGCTCTATCACTAGCTTCTGAAAAAATTGAAAATGCCTATTTGTCTGGCGCAGCATCGTTTTCATATTTCGTGCTTTTTCTATGGCTCAAAGCGAAATCGGATTGGTTTATGTGGTGGGTTATGCCGTCTGGTAGGCCCGTTTTTGGTGAGCACAGCCCACGGAGTTCTAAGAAACTTGGCATTGTGATTTTGGGTGCTGGCATTTCGGGCTATATAACTATGGGAACATACATCCTTGCGGAAGGAATTGTCCAGGAATTGGTATCAAAAAGTGCATAACTCAGCCAGCGGACTTCCGTTATGTCGTTTGTTTATGTGCTTTAACGCTTACACTAACACAAAAACAAACGCCTGCACTCCAGCCGCTGCAGTAGGGCGTTTGTGCGACAAGCAAAGCTTGGAGCACCTTGCAGGGTGAAAGTCCCTGTCGGGTAAGAGTTATCCACTCACCCGTATCGAGTCTTGCGCGTTGTGCGGAGTCTTAAATTAGGAGCATTTGTGTGGCAGGAAGCACGGGCGAACAAGCAGCGCGAAGCGTAGACAGAGAAATATGCAGGCCATAAGGAGTGCGCGCCGAGTTGTAGGACCGTCCTGAAGTGTTGGTATTGTTCCGAAAATAGTGAGTTCCGGTTGACTAGGCTCATAACATCGGAATGCCTCATCAAATCGAAGTCCATGCAAGGCAACCATCATTGGCGAGGTTGTGGCGAACTGGCGGAGCTCTCAGTTCGTGGAATGTGTGTAGAGGTGTTTCAGCAACTTGTGAGACCCGATTTAGTTCCCGAAAGAATGGGGCGGGCTGCTTAGCAAGGTGCGAGCGTTACATTCAGTTTACGCTGGATTTGATTTATTTAATTGTTGGGTAAAAAGGCGAAAATGGTTAAATTTATTGACTTCGTACGTGGCGTTTATTGCGCGGTAAATAATATAACTGAGGAGCCGGTGATGCGGCATTCCGATGCGGTAATTCCGCACGTCCGGATCTGTGTGGGGGCGTCCCGGTAACGGGGCGTTCTACCACGACGAATTCCAAAAGGATATTTATGAATTCGATTGAAATAAAAGAAAAGATCATCGCAAGGGATGGACTTAAGTGTTCAAAGACAGGTAAAGCTGTCGACTCGCCAGATGAACTTGCCATTCATCATATAGTGCCTAAGTCAAATGGTGGAACAGACGAACTCGATAATTTAATACTGGTGTCTCGCGAAGATAATGCCAAAATTAGCAATAGAGTTATCGGTTCAACAGCTGGTGCTGCAATACTTGGTGCTTCATTAGGAGGCCCATTTGGAATGATAATTGGCGGTGTGCTTGGTGCGTGGCTTGGCAAGTCTGTTGAAGAGGGTGAAAAAAATGGATAAAGCCCTATTTATACCTTCTGCAATTGTGTCGCTTCTTTTTATCATAGTATATGCATTACTTTGTTATCGCAATAAAACAGAGTTTGATCAAAAAATTATTACCAATCTTATTCTGCAAGCATTTCAGGTCGTATGCGGTGCTGTTTTGGTAGCTAGCACATTTATATCTGATCTTAAGGAATTAGTGTCAGACCTAAATTTGTACATTCTTATTGCTGGAGCAGTGCTTTTGGTAAATTCTGGTCAAAGTGCAATATCAGACTTAAGAAAGACTAGACGGAATTCTAACAAGTCAATTCATCCGACCGCTGACGCGGCAGCTGATTGAAGCGTTATAGATTACTAAAGGAAGGGGTCAGATTTTAAGTATGCGTGAAGCGGTCGATGTAATTAATGATGCAATCAGAGAGAACTCTAAAGATAAATGGTTTTTATACTTTCTTGCCTTTTTGTTCGTTATCGTAGGGCTTGGAGTTATAATCCATGGTGTTTATTCTGGGAATACATCTGAAAAAGCTATAGGGATCATGGCCTCATCATTATGTTATCCATCCCTTCACTTTGCACGAAAAATACGCCAAGAGAATATTACCCTCAGAACGCTTGAAATCCCTTTAAATAACGCAAAAACCGCCGAGGGTGCGGCAAAGATGCTTCAGATTTTAATGGAAAATGTTTATCTCAAAAAGCCCGCGTAAAATAATGAAATTATTTTCTCCAAGACATACAGCTAAATCTGTTATTGAAGACCTAATTTCTGGTTTGAAGGACGGCTCAGTTGCTTTGCAAGGATCTTTAAGATCAAACCAACTTCATCTAGTGAGTAATATAAATGAAATTACTTCGATCGAAAGAAATAATGCTGAAGAGGTAGTTAAAATTTGCGAACAAACTAATCTGCTTGCTTTGAATGTCGCAATTGAAGCTGCACGGGCAGGAGAGCAAGGTAGGGAATTTGCTTTATTGGCAGATGAAGTCAGCCTCGCGGCAAATACAATCCGTTTGAACCTTAGTAGCAAGCTCTCTCAAGAAGATGGCCCTGAAATTTATATAGATCTAAAAGGTACCGATATGGCACTAATAGAGATTTTTGAAAGAGTAAAAAGAATTGCTAAAGATTTCGATACTAAAGATGAAGCTACTAATTACATGAATATTTTAAAAGATCAAAAAAGAGTGAAAGTCGTGAATTCAGAGATGGTTGAATCGTTGGGAAGACTCAAAAATCGTATTGAAATATTGTTAAAATAAAGTGCTTGATAGAATGCGCAATCGAAAATTTGTCGCACTTAGTATATGAATTCGGCGTGCGAACATGAGGGAAAGCAAGTTGCTCCAATTGAGGTTTTTGATAAAGAGTATGTTAGTGCTTATCTGCTTGTATCTAGACAGCGCTTAAAATTCGGGCGTCAGTTTTGCAATTTTGATCATAAAGACAAAAAGCATTACCAATTTTGGGATGGTGTTTAACGCGAGTTTTTCCTAGTATTTATGGACTAATAAATATGGTCGGGGCAGTGGAATCGTGAGAAGCAGAAAAAAATACATATCTGACCTCATTGTCGAGTTCGTCAAAGGGATGCTGCCTTCATTAGCTGCAGGGGAATTTGGTGCGAGAGAATGCTTGATTAAAGCTAAAATTGAGGGCGCCAACGACGGATTCCCTCTCGAATTTCAGTTGTGTCGGATATTTGATGCCGCTTGGATTTGGGCTCAAGCACGAGAGATCGATCTCCCTGTGGGTACTTGCTGGGAGCTGGATTTTAAAGAATTTTGTGATCAACTTATGGCTTCCTGGCAGATCGATCTATTTGAAAAGGTAGGGTTGAAAGTTCGGCTTACTCATAAGTCAAATAGGAGAGAATTTTATCGCTATGAGTTAACACTTCTCCGAAAGTCGAACCCGTCGTATGAAACGTAAATGATAAAAATGAACGATTCGTTAATATGGGTGTTTTATTTGGGAGCGCTAAGTGAAAATTTCAGGGAAGTATTTTCGATCACTCAATAGAATTCTTGCTGCCGCAGGCTCGGCGGAGAGGGTTAGGTTTTCAGTTTTACTCGACGATATCCCAACAGAGCTGAGAGTCACATTAGGTTTCGATGAAAGTCAAAATGTTGGGGACTACTTGGTTCCTTCGATTATCGGGAAATATACATCCTTTAATGCAAATGGAGATGTTAAAGTACGAAAGGACCTCTCCAAGCGACCAGAGTCGATCATGTTCTATGGTGCATCGCGGGACTGGCGGGGAGGCGTGCACTAAGGTGTCAAAATACGCACAGTTGACAAGTATCCTCGTGAGTATATTGCCGCACCGTCAGAAACAATTGAAATTATCCATCTCGATGGAAGGCGATACATATCAAGCGCTGAGCTTAATTTGAATGAAGCGGATGAAAAGAGAAATATTCATGTTGCGAATATGATGCTCGAATGTTTTTCTGCATTTGAAGTATTTGATATTTGTAAGAATAAAATTATTGGCCCAAAGTTGAAACGGTTGGCGTGGGATGTGCTTCCTTCAGGTAAATACCCTTGGGCTGAATCGAAGGGGGTAATTAATAAGGCTGCTTCAAAGCTAGATCGGAAGGGGAGAGAGGTTATTGAACATAGGATGCGTGTCATATCTAAATTAAATCCGAACTTTCTAGCTACTGGAAGAGCGGGGTTTAGTGGGTATTTTGTTTACGGATTCGAAGGCCCGAACGTGTACGTTCTCGAAAGTGTTTATCTGGATAATGCAACGTACGTATTTGATAGTAATTGGGAAAAATTATCAGGGCTAACGAAAAACGAAATAATCAACGGAAGTATTCCGCACAAAAGGATAGTGCACAGTCAGAGGTGGAGCGTAGAAGTTGGGCGTGCTATTCATAACAAATAAATTTGCCGGATTTACGCTTCAAGATGTAGATAGATAGCTTTGGTTGAAATGGGTGTTGGGTAGTTTTTGTTAGGTTTTACATGATTGGGGGCGTTATAGTGGAGATAGAAAATCTTGCTGAAAAACTAGAGTCTTGGATGCAATTTGATACATGGCATACGTCCCATCATTTGGATGAGGAGAGATTTAATAAGGCATTGCAGTCTGCTTTTCGAGAATTTGGGAATTCAATTTCATTCGAACAATTTAAGTTGGCAATGGAATATTTGGTGAGCGTTGGTAAGGTATCTAAATTGGAGCCAGTTTATTTGAAGGAAATTATTGATAATTTGGCGAGAAAAGGTGAAATTATTTCGAGTTATTTGTGTGATACGGAAGCCTAGTTTATATGGCTTTAGTATACATTATCTGAAAAGTAGTATTTTTCTAGCTACTTTTTTTATTTGTGGTTGCATAGAGTCTGCACCATTAACAGAAACTCAAGCAAATGCAGTAAAGTCTGCCAAGCTGTACCTTGGACAACAGGGAATATCCCGTGCGGGCCTTATTTATCGGCTTTCGTCGGAGCTTGGCGAAGGCTTTACACTGAGTGATGCGACTACGGCGGTGGAGAGCTTAAACGTAAATTGGAACCGCCAGGCAGCCGAGTCTGCCAGGGAGTATTTGTCGGTGGGGCATTTTTCTTGTAGTAAGCTTATAAAAAAGCTTACGGCTTACCCGGCAGAGGGGTTTACCCTAAGCGAGGCTAGCTACGGCGCGAAGCAAGCGGGTGTTTGTAACTAAGATGCGTGCGTGTAGTAAAATAAATTGCGTGTTACATAGCCCGGTGGTTTTATGGGTAATTCCCCCCACGCTGTAACCCCCCAACCAACAACCGAATCCCCTAAACAACCCCGGTAAATTGTTGAACCATTACCCTCACCACTGCCGCAGGCAGTTTATTATTGAGGAGTTCAACAAATGCCAGAAAGTTATCATCATGGTGTGCGCGTGCTGGAGGTTAACGAAGACGCGCGCACAATTCGCACGCCGTCCACGGCGGTAATCGGTTTAGTGGGCACTAGCCCCACGGCCGATGCCGATGCCTTCCCCTATAACGTTCCCGTGTTAGTTACCGATATTGCCGAAGCCCAGGGCAGCCTGGATGAAGAATCCAGCCTGTACCGTGCACTTACCGCCATTGGAGCCCAGGCAGTACCGCTGGTGGTTGTGGTGCGCGTAGAGCACGATGCAGACGCCGCCGCGCGCGAGGCCAACGTGGTGGGCGGTGTGGATGCCACCGGTAAAAAACCGGGGTGCAGGCACTGCTATCCGCCGAGCAACGCTTTGGTGTTACCCCGCGTATTTTAGGCGCACCGGAATTCGATACCCAGGCAGTAACGGCGGCCCTGGTGGGGGTTGCGCAAAAATTGCGGGCGCGGGTGTATGCGGTGTGCGACCAATGCGCCACCAAAGAAGAGGCGGTAACCTACCGGGAGAATTTTTCCCAGCGGGAGCTTATGCTGCTGTGGCCAAATTTTTTAGCGTTCGAGGCGGCCACCAGCAGCGCGGTGGAGGTGAGCGCGGCGGCCTATGCGTTGGGCTTGCGGGCAAAAATCGATGCGGAGCAGGGCTGGCATAAAACCCTCAGCAATGTGGGTGTGAACGCGGCGGCCTATGCGTTGGGCTTGCGGGCAAAAATCGATGCGGAGCAGGGCTGGCATAAAATCCTCAGCAATGTGGGTGTGAACGGTGTTACCGGTATCGCGGCTGATGTGCATTTTGATTTACAAAACCCGAATACCGATGCAGGCTATTTAAACGAAAACGCGGTAACCACGCTTATTAATAAACAGGGTTTTCGTTTTTGGGGGTCGCGCACCTGTGCAGACGATCCGCTGTTTGCCTTCGAAAACTACACCACCACCGCCCAGGTGCTGGCCGATGCCATAGCCGATGCCCACCTGTGGGCCGTAGATAAACCCCTGCACCCCAGCCTGGCAAAAGATATTCTGGAAGGCATAAACGCAAAATTTCGCGAGCTGGCCACACTGGGTTTAATTGTAAATGCCAAAGCCTGGTTAAACGATAAACTCAATACCACCAGCACCCTTAAGGCCGGTAAATTGTATATTGATTACGATTACACACCCGTGCCCCCCTTGGAAAACCTGGTGTTTCAGCAGCGCATTACCGATAGCTACCTGGTAGACTTTGCCGCAAAAGTTAACGCTTAAGTTTTTTAATTTAAAAAATAAGTGTGCGCAACGGTAAATTGTTGTGCACAGCGCCCTCGCTTTGCGCGGGGTTGTGGGCTACCAAACCACAACCCCGCCGCCTGTTTAAAACCCCCAACTTTTTTAACAATGCCTTCTCGGTTACGCGCAAACGCGCGAGCTGTTGCGCACGCATATTCACCTTTTAGCGAGGCTGCACTATGGCACTTCCCCATAAATTAAAAGACTTTAATCTGTTCGGTAATGGCGATTCCTGGCAGGGCAAAATTGCCGAACTGGCGTTACCCAAACTTACCCGTAAATACGAAGAGTATCGCGGCGGCGGTATAGATGGCGCCGTAGAAATAGACCTTGGTCAGGAAAAAATCGAATTCAAATGGCAGGCTGCCTGGTTAATTCAGAGTTGGAATGTGGCTGGTGGTTTAGTGCTAGTGATGGATGGGATAAATTACTCTGTTTAGTTAGGCGCCGGCTATTTTCTACCCATATACACCAAAAATCCGGAGAGCAAAGCATTTGATGAGCTTCGCAACTTCTTGGAGTCAAATTTAAACCTGGTGCCAGTAAATGCTTAACAAGTTTGTCCTTCCGCAAAAATTCCGTTACTCTTTCTGTGTTTAAATAACACAAACCCTCCCTCCATATTTTTCGGCAGAAAAATGCGTTATTGCCAGTCATATCTAGTCGAAATCAGCAAACAAGATATCATTGGGATGCAATTTTTGTACTAGAGCTTAAGCACAAAAACTGGTGCTAATTATAAAAAAGGAGATTTTAATAATGAAAAATATAGCAATATTTGTAGTAGGTGTTTTTTTTGGTGTTTTTATTATGTACTTGGGGGGTAGGCATGCCCCCGCGGGGCTTGATAGTTCAACTAATTTGGCTCTCAGTGATGCACAGGTAGAATGTAATACGACGAGCGAAACCGGGGGGACAGTCTTAGAGCACGATAAAACTCTGAATGCTGGTGGTGTACCGAAACCAGCGGAAAATGAAGACTTCGCTAGTAATGAAGATAAACAGCAAGATTATCAGCGTTCCGAAAGGGATCAGTTATCAACATTGCAGAAAGACGATCAATCGATCAAATCGCCTGTGGAAAATGATTTATTGGATGTTGATGATCCAGAATTTAGGGCGTGGACAGACGGTAGGGCGCGTGAAGTGGAAGCTATAATCAATAATATTGCGAAAGACTTCTCTGGGCGTGAGCATATGCTTGAAAAAATCAAGTCGGAAAGTCAGTTTTTGAATCCTCGTGACGCAGAACAAGATCCGTATGAAGACGAAATCTGGGCATACGAAAAAAAGCAAGAGCTTATGAATATAATCTACAGTCAACCAGGAAGTAGTAGCTTGGAAATTAATAGTATTACTTGTAAGCAGTTGTTATGTGAGGTGATCGGTAAGGAAAGAGATAACGCGTGGCTGCCTATTTTGAGACAGATATTTATACAGGCGAAAAACATCGATCACAAAAATAATAACAGCGAAAAAGCATTTGCGGTCTTGTATAAGGGTGATGAAAGTGATAGCTATTTCTATAAAATATTTAGATTTACTGCTGGGTAAAGCATAGCTATTTAGAGGTCATGAATTTTACTTTTTTATATCCTGGTCTGTATAGCGGTGCGTATAACTCATTATGGTTTCTCACTTCTTGGTGGGATTAAAAAACTTTGATTATCGTGTCTTACCTCTCTTGATGTAAATTGTGGCGCACTTAGGGCCTGTTAACACTAATTCGATTCATTCTGTTGCGGCTAAAATTTCGCTATCAAGGCGTTTAGAGCATAGTTTGGTTGTTCCAAATGAGCGATAAACAACGCTGAGAGCGGGATTTTAGCCGCAACCCGCAGGGCTGGGCCTGTATTCCCAGACTGATGCGTTATTTTTCGCTCGTTTAGCCCGCTAAACAACGCCAAAAATGCCTTTCATCCTGAAAATACAGGCTCCAGCAGAGCGAATTGAATTAGTGTTAACAGGCCCTAGTATATTAGTTCGACTGTGAATATAAATTATATTTTTATGCGCACTGGCTAGGGTTGGTTCTTTAGTTTTTTCTCTAACGCGAATGTATAGGTTGCTATGAATACGAGTAAAGATCAGCTGCCTAAGACTTTTTATGTCTTGTGCGACGGCCGTGGTTTAAGTGGCTATGTTTATGGAAAAATTGCACCCCAACACCATCATGAATTTGGTGGGTGTCTTGTTGGTTTTGGTGTTCCCGGTAATATAGTTAAAGACGGTCAAACTGTAGAAATATATAAAACAAAGGGTTTTTTAGGTTTGAAATTTTATTTGATCGATGGTCAGAAAAGATTTCGAATTGCTATGTTTGATATTCGATCTTGA